CCGATCTCTCACCAGAAGAATCTTCACTTGTCGGCGCCATCACGGAGCTGATCGAGCAACGTGAGAAGAACGCCCGTGAGGATTCGCGGACGAACGGGAAAGTCCTGCGCCGGTTCGTCCTGGTGAAAGACGCGGTCGTAGCTATCGTCTTCTTTGCGTCCTTGCTCGGGGCTGCCGCTGTCATGTTCCAGCGCCTCGCGGAGAAGCCGACGATGCGGGAGATGGAAGAGGCGGTCGAGACTCGGGTTGCTCCCGTCGAGAAGGTGCAAAGCGAGCAAGCCAAGACCATCACGACCATCGAGTCCGATGTGAACCGCACGAAGCAAGTGCAGGAAGTCGTGCTTGAGCAAAATGCCTATCAGGGCAAGGTGCTTGAGCACATCGCCAACAAGAAACGAGGCGATCCTCCGGGCAAGCCGAAGGAGCTTGAGCGGAAGGAAACGGAGTTGATGAAATAATGCCGTTGCTCCCCGTCGCAGGCTTGATTGATGAATTCAACGTCGGCCCGTTGATCATCAGCAGGCGCACCCCGCCTACGCGCAACATCTATGGCGAGATGGTGCCTGCGACGGCGACCAACATCTCAGTCAACCCCATCGCGGTTCACAACGTGTCGGGCAAGGACCGCACGATGCTGCCCGAGGCAATACGCGAGTTGGAGACGATCGAGGTCTACACGAAGATTCAGGTCTACTCGGGCAACGACGGACAAGCACCTGACGTGATCACTTACGCGGGTCGGACATGGGTGTGCTCTTTGACGATGGACTTCGACCGTCAGGGAGGCGTGTTCATCTCCTACTTCACGCTGGAGGACCAGAACATCCCATGACCATCGCATCGCCCATACGCCTGGACAGGCTTCAGTTGGCGCTCCAGACCGTTCTCTCGGATGCCCTGGGGTCTCACGCGGAGGTTGGCTGGGCCTACGGTGAAGGCTTGTGGGACGACAACTTCCCCTCGGGTAACGCGGTCAACATGACGTTGATCAGCGGCCCCAACTTCCACAATCAGAATTGCGTTCGTGGCGAAGTGTTCGTTCCACCGACGACGGTGAACGTGAAGGTCGATTCGGCCACTGCCAATGAGCGGTACATCATCGCAATCAACGAATACAACTACTACCACGACGCGACAGCCCTCGATACGGTGACGACGATCCGCGATGCTTTGGTGGCGCTCATCGTAGCGGACACCGAGAGTCCTTTCACCGCAGCCCCAGCAGTTGCGGTTGATGAACTTACCGTCACACCAGACGCAGTCGGTTCAATCTGGCAAATGGCAGTGTCCAATCAGATGACCGGAACACCAACCCTTTCATCGCAGGCTGTTTTGAAAGTACAGGACACACGTCGATTCACTGTCGCCTTTGGATGTTTCTCCAAGGAGCGATTTCCTCGCAGTGGAGCATGGGACATCGCTGCCCGTGCTCAAGCTGCTCTCACGTCGCCTCAGTATCTTGAGGTTTTCAATCAGTACGGCATCGCAGTGTGGGGCAAGAGCCCAACGACAGATCTGTCGGACATCGCAGGAGGCCATTGGGAAAGCCGTGTCAACTTCGATGTTGACTTCTCTCTGCGTTCAACCTTCACCACCGATGTCGAGAGGATTGAGCACGTAGGCATGACGCTCAATCTCAGCGCGCCGACCGAAACGGTGACGTTCACCGTGGACAAACCATGACGCTACTCCAGTCCCAGAGCCCGGAGAGGAGACCAGCCGTAGGCGGTGAGTCTCATGTAGATGGTGTTCCGTCGGATTCCGGTGATCTCAGCCCATTCGGAGATTGTGTGGGTTTCTTCATTCGCGGTGATGCGCAGGGCCTTCCTGTAGGGTCGGGTGTTTTTCTGTTGCACGGACGACAAGGCCCATCTCACGTTTCCGGGTTCGTAGTCCCCGTTGTTGTCGATGCGATCAATGGAGTGACCGTTGGACGGGCGCGGCCCCACGTCGGCCAGAAAGTTCTCGAACGAGTGAAGCCAACGGTCGCAGACTCGGATGCCCCGGCCCCCGTAATTGCTGAAGAAGGAGGCATTGGGGTTCAGGCATCGTTGTTTCATGTTAGCCCACGTGTTGTATTCGATGGAGTGTGTCTGTCCGTGGGTGGTGCTGGTTTCGGAAACTCGCTCGCGCTGGAGACAGCCACAGCTCTGGGTACGCCCGTCTCGGAGTGCTCCTCCGAAGACGACGCATTCGTTCCCGCATTTGCAACGACATCGCCAGAGAGGTTGTCCGCTGCGACTAGAACCCTCGCGCCCGAGGACGATGAGCCGTCCGAAGACTTTCCCGGTCAGATCGATCAGCCTGACCCTCGACGTGGTCTCCCGTTTGAGGCATCCGCAGGAACGTGTTGGGTGTTTCCGGGTGAGGCTGCTTGCCTTGATCGTTTTCACGTTTCCGCATTCGCACCGACATTTCCAGTAGGTGCCTTTCCGATTCCTGTCTCTTTCCAGGACGGTGAGCCGTCCGAAAACCTTGCTGGTCAGGTCGATCAGTTTCGCCATGGTGACAGTAACTTCAACATGGGGTTGGAGCACATGTCAACCATTTCCCCGAGCGAACTGGTTTTCGCTCAAATCGACCGCAGGGAGAGTCCTGCGGGGAAATAAAGAAGGTGTATTTTGGCCGCACCGATCACCGCATTTTGTGACATCACCGCCAACGTAGCAGCCGCGACGCCCACGAGATTCAGCTTCGGCAACTTCATGGGCCTCTTCGAGCACGACATCACGACCAACCGACTCGATGGTCCGTATGCCAGCGTCGCAGAAGGCGTTGCCGCCGGATTCACGAGCGTCGCAGCCCCGGAGATCTACTACTGGATGTCCTCTGCGTTCGCTCAGGACGATGGGGTCGACAACGTATACGTCGGGCGCAAGATCCCGGCTACGGGCGGAACGCTCGATCAGGTCTGGCAGGTGGACGACACTGGCCCGGCTTTCGTGGACATGACCACAGAGGCCAATGACGCCACTGTGAACAACTGGATCATCTTCCCGGCCGCAGAGGCTATCGGAGACTACTGCGCCATCGGAAGCGCAGTGCCCTTCACAGGCGTCACCTTCGACAACACGGGCGGCGTGCAGGGAGTCGGCGGCGTGGTGACGTGGAAGTACTGGAACGGGTCATCGTGGGCCAACCTTGCGGGCGTGACCGACAACACGACCGGATTCACGGCTGCTGTCGGCGTCCAGACGCTCACCTTCACCCAGCCTGCCGATTGGGCAACCTGTGAGTTGAACGCCACTGGCGGACAGCTTTACTACATCATCGCCGAGGTCACGACGGTCTACGGCACAAACCCGCAGTACGACAAGGGCTTCATCACGGGCGATGCCGATTGGGACGATGCTCTCGATCAGATCACAGCGGTCAACGGACCGGAGTCCTGGTACGGACACACCATTGGAAGCCGCGTGAAGGCGGACATCGTGACCGTCGCCGCATGGACGGAAGCGAACGACACGCACATGTTCTTCCCGCAGAGTGCGGATGCGGACTTCCTCAACGGAACGGCGGGCAACGTTGCTCTGACGCTCCAGTCCTCGGGCTACAAGCGAACGGCAGGCCCGATCTACCACCTCTTCAGCAGCGGTGCTGCGAACGGCTATCTGGACGGAGCATGGGGCTCGTCTGGCTTCGGGATGGATCTCGATGCACCGAACGGACGAGGCATCTGGGCCTACCGTGAGTTGGAGGGCATCACCTACGACAACGTCACGTCCGCTCAAGCGAGCGCGATCTGGGGTGCGAACGGAAACCTCTACGGGCGCAACAAGGGCCTTTCCTTCACGAGCAAGGGCACGACCGCCTACGGGACTCCGTACTTCATCGACATCCAGACGACCATCGACTGGATCAAGATGCGCTTGGAAGAGGACATCGTTGCTCTCTTCGTGGCGCAGAACGTCGTGCCGTACACCGATACAGGCATCAATTTGGTGGTTGCGGCGGTGAAGGAACGACTCGACAAGGGCGTGACCTTTGGTCACTTCTCACCGGACACCGAGCCGGAAGTCGTTGCTCCTCTTGCAGCGAATATCTCCTCGACTGTCAAGCAGACGCGAGTCCTGACTCTCACCGCTTCTGCTGTGTTTGCCGGCGGCGTTCAAAAGCTCGACTTAACTTTGGCCGTCAACTTCTGATTTCAAGAGCCCTAGACATCACGTCTAGGCTACGGGAGACCAAGAACAGAGAGGAAACAAATGAAGCAATACTCCATCGACCGAGTTGAGGCTGCATTCTATGGCCTGGACTTGAAGCCAGGCTTCGCGGCTGGAACAACGATCACGGAGACCCGTGCCGCTCCTACGTGGACCAAGCGTGCCACGGGGAACGGACGAATCGTTCGTGTCTACAACCCTGATCGATCGGGCACCCTGACGGTGCTCATCGATCAGGAGACGGATGTCCACAATCAGCTTCGTGTTCTCGCGAAGGCCGACCGGTTGTCACGGAACGTGGTGGGTACGCTGACTGTGAAGGACACGTCATCTGGTGAGGTTTTCTACTACAAGAACGCCTACATCAGCACCGAGCCCGACGAGGTTCGGGGAACAGAGGCAGCCACCTACGCGTGGGTGTTCGAATTCGAGAGCGTCGAGCACGTGCCGGCAGCGGCTTTGCTCAATTTCATCGGTAGTTAACCCATCAGAGAGGAAAAACCAACATGGGCACTATCAAGGAACACCTCACGACCATCGACAACAAGGAGTACTCGTGCAAGACCTTTCCGGCAACGGAGGGTCTTGTGCTCCT